GTTCTGATCGCAAGGAACGGGATTAATCGGATCATGTCCGACTCCAAGAGTAATCTTGGCGAGCTGAAAGGTTCATCACCTTCGGGCTCAATCAACATCCCTCTGCTTGCCCTTGTGGCCGCAGCAGGTGTTGTTGCTTTCTACCAGCTTGAATTGCCGCAAGCTGTTGGGATGGTCATTTTCCTTTTGACCATCTGGACCTTCCACACCAAACACCAAGTCAAAACGCGTTACCAAGACCGTTACATGGCCTTTGCCTTGTTCTCCTTGGTGGGATTCGCTGCATTCATGAAACCCACCCTTTCTGATGTTGAGGACCAACTGGCTGAAGAGGCTGACAAAACGGATCCTTCTGGACCGGCCAAATCAAAATTCTTGCGATATCAAAAGAAAGCTCGTGATGGCAAAATCGCTAGCTTTATGAAAATGACCGTAAAGAATTTGGCCATGCTTTTTGACAACCAAAATACGTTTCTTGAACTGTGCACTCGGTACAACACTTACTCCTTGGCCGTTGACCGCTACTTTACTGACGTCTCAAATTCCTTTGGGGGATCTTCCACCACCAGAACTACATCCGGTGAATCCAAGACTTCTCCTAAGCCTAAACCTGAGGCGCATCGAAGCGGCAAAAACTACAACAAAGGTCAACGAAAGAAACGTCGAGAGTTTCGATCCCACAAATGTCCAAAATGCCCATTTGCTTCTGATGAACTTGTCAAGCTTGAAAATCATTACAAGATTAAGCATTCTGAAAAAGACAAGAGATCAAAAGTAGCTCCGGGGGTTGTTTGGAAGGATGGCTCTCACCTCTACTGCTGGAACCCAGTTACTGAAACAATGGGTTTTGTTGGAGAGGATGATTGGTGGGCTGCTGCTGGGCGTTTCTCGGCAGGGCTTCCAGCCGACTTGAACATTATTGACACCAGCACCCCAACCGCAGCCAAGCTCAAATCGGATTTTGAGACGCTCTTCATTGATGAGTTTGACGACATTTTCGAGTCGGCTCACAAAGGTATGGAGACTTTCCTGGGACCCCCTCTTGACTTCACTAGGACCCCAGATGGTTTCGATGTCTCAACGGTCCATGAAAAAATTATTGACCAAGAAGAACGAAAGCGCTTCAACCCTCATGAGGAGATGTTCACCTCGCGTCAGGTCCTCAAGACCCGCCGTGAAGGTAAACGTGCCAAGCGCTCTCAAACTCCCCCTCGTCTTTCTAGAGGAGCTCCCACCGAACGTGATGATCCTGAAGCATTTAGGCCTGGAATTGGCTTTTTGGCTACGGGTTCCGCCGAAGCCGTCACTATCAAATCTAGACCGTGGAAGCTTACATGTGCTGGCGAATGGGTCAAAGAGCCTTTAATCGTTCAATCTCACTGCAAGTGGTGCAAAGTTGGCTACTCCTCTAAATTCAAAGCTGAGGATTGTTACCAGGACCGTCCCTACGACATCCGATCTCGAATTGCTTGGCATCTTCAATATTGGAACATCATTCATGCCGACAATTCTGAGAAAATCGTCCACCCTTGGCAGCGAAAAGTCAAAAGAGCCCAAAACTCGTTCATGAATTGGGTTGTCAACCCCATTGCAACATTTTTCATCTTCACCTGGGTCTCCATCAAACGTTGGACCCGAAAGACTTACAATTTCTTTTTCGGCACCCCAGAACGCATTGCAATTACCTCTGCCGTTCTTCTGGCCACTGTTGCAAGTGCAGCAATTATCCATCATTACCGTGATGATATTGACGCCTGGTATCGGAAAAAGATGGCTAAAGACAAGCCAAAACCTGAAGATCGAAAGAAATGGGCCCGTCATGCTAAACGAATGCTCGACAACGGCTTTTACGCAATGGGAGACATTCTTGATGACGTTCCGCCAGACACAGACATTGTGTTGACTTACAAAAAAGAACGCGATGCCCCGTCCAACGTTTACAAAGGCAAGTTTGGGTCCAAAGGATTTTATGATTTCTTGAAGGACAACCAAGACACGCGCTATGGTTGGATGACCCTTCCCAACGGGAAACGTGTTCCCATCTTTTCCCCCAAAACCGAAGAAAGTTTTGCTGAGGCAATGCTTGATATGGCTGCAGAATCAGTTATGCATCGTCTGCCCATCAAGCCTGTTCGTGCAGAACTACCTTCAGACGAAACGCAATCGAAACCAAAAGGGGAGAAAAAACAAAAATCAACTCAAAATTCCAAAGAAGAAAAGGAGTGCCAGTCGTGTGTCAAGTTCAAAGGCTGCCGGTGGCACTACCCCCAAAACTACGACAAGGAGATCATACCTTTAGGCAAAGAGTGTGATGACCCCAATTGCCGCCTTGTCAAGCGAAAAGTCAAACATTCCGAACATTGGAAATTTGTGCGCAAGGCCACCCCAGTTACTCCAGTCACACCTCCCGCTGTCAGACGTGAAGAGTCCGAGAGCAAGGAAGCTAAGAGGTCCGAAGAGAAATCTGACCCAAAGCCTGAAGCCATGCTCAAAGACTCCCCAACCGTCAGTGTCAGCGCCATTGATTCAACTTTGGTGGTTCAGCAAGCCACCGGCCAACACATCTCGTCAGGTCAAATGACCAAACTTGGGGATGCTGCCGTTGGCACTAAGCACACTCATCGTGACGGTGACTTGCCGGCCCAAATTTTCCTTGGCCGCAACTACGGAATCAAACAAATGGCAACTATGTTCCCATGTAAGTACACCAATCGTGTTACCCACATGGCTGAACACCCCGTTCTGGACATCGCCGCTTGTAGAGCTCCAATCCAATTTGTTGACTCTGCAAAGCCTGGCGAAGTCAAGGCCGGGCTTGATTGTTTCGTAGTCTACGGTGACGTGACAAAAAATTTCAAGCCACAACTCGCCATTGGCAAAGTCGTGGGCCCTGCCGACACAACCGATTTCCCTGAGCCTTACGCCTCCAAGTGGCGTGGTGCCTGGGTCCATACCTCCTCAACCAAAGACATGGTTTCAGGCGCTGGGGTTTTTGACTCAACGGGCAAATTCCTCGGAACTCACGTTGGCAAAGCCGGTGACAACGGCCCAAACCTCTTCATCCCTTACAAGGAATATGCGGACTGGCTTAAAGAGATTAGCCGGCCGGATTTTTCCTGAGCCCATTCATTCAACAATACCCCGAGTGGGTGGGCGATTACTTTGTGAGGGTACCTGGAAAACCACATGCGGACGCGGCCTCGCTCGGCCGAATTCTTTCATTGCTGGGCAAAGTCGTTGCCATTCCGGGCAACCCAAAACCCAAAGTTCCCGACGTCGAAGTCCAAAGACTCCTTCAATTTCGGGGAGTTGACCTCCCGAAAACCTACATTCGTTGTTCCACTCCGAACTCAGCAGCGTACAAGTCAATAGGGAAGCATGCCTACAGGCCACCCCTTGAAATTGACATGGCGCGCTGGGCGAAAGTTTGGACTTGGATGGTCAAATTTTTCCAACCTTTTCTTGGCAACTCCAAAGTCAAGACCTTCGACGACATCATCAATGAGGTTGACAACACTGGGTCACCTGGCTGGCCTTGGTGTATGAAATTCAGTTCCAAGCATGATTTTTATCAACAGGAGAGGGCCTACTGTGAAAATGAGTGGTCAAATGGCCATCTTAGGATGTGGCAGACATTCACTCAAGTCACAGTGAAGGGCGAACTCCGCGAATACGACAAAGTCTTGAACGACAACCTCCGAACAATTCTCCCAGTATGTGCAGTGAACACCATGAAAGGCCAACGCCTTTTTCGCGACATGCAGCAACGACATTCAGCTGCTAATTTGTTCTGCGACACTGCAATTGGTGCTGACATCTTCCATGGAGGCACGAATCGAATAGCTGCCAAGTGGGCAAAATTTCCCTTTGGCGTCTCTTATGACATCGAAGCTTGTGATTCGAACCTCTTTGAATTTTTTCTTATGACTCTGGCAGATTTCAAGTTTGCCATGTTGGCTCCAATCTTTCAAACAAAAGACAATTACCGACGAATCATTCATTATTACGTCCAAATCTGCAAAACCCCTCTTGTCATGCCCGATGGCTGGGTCTTTGAAAAAGGACCTTTTGGCTCCGGTGGAAATTTAACCGGCCATGTTTGCACCGCCTTCGACAATGATATGTTTGCCAAGTTTCTAGAATTTTGGTCCTGGGCTGAAGACCCTTTAGCCACACTTGGTGAATATTTGGCGTTTTGTTCGCCTCTAGGTCTAGCAGATGACCGAACTTGGACTCAAAAAATTGAAGACCAGCGCATGACTCCTGATCGACACGCCTATATAGTCCGGCGAGACTTTGGCGTAACTTTAACCTCAACCTGCTGGTCGATGGTTCCGTGGGAACAACTCAATTTCTTGTCCTTCAATCTTGAATGGGACGATGAGTACCAAATGTTCTTCCACGCTCCACACACAGATCGTATATTATGCTCTCTTCAGTGGCCCAAAGGCAACAAAGAACCTGTGAAAATTTTGGCTCGGTTGCTGAACATCCGAATTGCCACTTGGGGCAACCACACCCTTCGACCAATTATTGCTCAATTATTTTGGGATTATGTGGACTTTCATGACCGCTCTTATACCTATGACCCGATGTGGATCGCTATCAAGCGCGCCTACTACACCGACCGAGAACTCGGAATTTTTTATAGTGGCGAGGAGTTCGGGTCCCGACCACTGGTCTCCACCATCCACTCCAGTGAATATGCGGTCAGGGCTGTTTCGCAGACACCCGAGCGCATCACTTCTTTTTTAGAAGAAAGTTTCCGTCAGCCCATCAAGCTCACGGATCCTTCCAAAGCCCACTGGGGAGCAGCTGGTCGAGCTGCTACTCATCTTGTCAACTACGCTGCAAAGCCCCTGGGAGCCTTCGCCGAGGCCGCAGGTTCTGCTGTTGTTCGTAATTTTGGCAATCCTTTTCTGTCTCGCAAAGAAAACTCTCAGCGAGATTTGGAACGGCAATACCCACTCCCAGACCGACTTCAACACTCAATCACCACCGAGCGTTTACGATCTGCCACCAAGCGAGCAGAAACTCTGGTCGGACTGAAAATGCCACCAAAAGGATCAAAGAAAATCAAATCCTCTCTCAAACAAGCCAAGAAAGCTATTCAAAAGGCTGAGCGCAAAGTTTCCTTCAAAGGTTCCAAGAAGGGCAGAAGCCGCAAAGGCAAAAAGCGCAAGTCGAAGAAAGGCAATCGAGGCTACCAAATGAAAACTGGCAAAAACAACAAGTTTGGGGTTGGAGCTTCATATTTCTCTTTCCAAAGAGCCCAATTCAAAGGGGAAGACCTTTGGGTGCCAATCCAATTGACTGGCAATGACGGCACTAAGACTTCCGTCGGTCAAGACCAACCAGGCACCATCATTATCTCCCAAAAAATTTCACCAACAAATTGGATCCCAAACAGTCGAGCTCAGCGCCTCGTCTCTCTTTTCGAGCAGCAGCGCTTTGTTGAGCTTTGGATCGGCTTCAAGTCCTCAATGGCCCCAGGCAATGTCGGAGGCAAACTCAGAATTTTTTACGAGTCCGACATGGATGACGTCCTGCCAGCCAACTATGCCGCTCCATCTGGATCAGCCTTATCCAATTGGCTGATCCATCCAGGCAAATCCTGGGATATCGCTCACAAAGGCACCCAATGGTTCAAAGTCCCTGTGCACTTGTGCAAGGGTCCAATGGGCGGCTGGTTTTTTGTCGATGCTGTTGGTGTTCACACAGATGCTGAGCGCTTCGGTGGCCAAATTGCTATAGCCATCGAGGAGCAATGGAACACTATCGGCTCCAGCGGTGTTATTCCTGCTCAAAGCTCCAACCCTTTCACTTCTGTTGGCAACTTGCTCATCAAGTACACAATAGGTGTTCAAACAGCAGCTGAAGAAGACATTTCAGCTGGAGGCATGAACCGCCTCCAGCTATCCACTACTACAGCCCCACGCTATGCAAACCCAACCAATGCCAACACGTCACTTTACCCGCAGCAGACAGTGTTGGTTCAAACGAATGCTGTTCAAATAGTGGCTAACCCTATAACCACTGGCAACACCTTCTGGCAAGCCTATGCCGGCTTTTCGAACAATATTGCTTTCCCGATGTATGTTTTGAACAACTCTTCCAACAACCGGGACATTTTCTTTTTCGCTGAGCCTGGCCTTTATTATTTCCACTGGCTGGTGAATATCTACCAACAAGCTGATTATGGCGCTGCTGCCACACCAACCGGACCAAGCAACCTTCAACACTTTGGTGCTGGCCCCGGCTCCGTGAGTGACGTTGATCAGTGCCTGATGGTTGGCAGCACTACTGGATCCAGCTCTGGGCCTTACGTGAGTGGTTTTCTCAGCGTCATTGACCCAATCAATGACGGCTTTGGAATCACTTGGACTAACGGGTCTGGTTCAGCAACATACACCGGATCTTCCTCCAACCGGCTGCTCCAGCTCAACGTTTTCCAAATTGCACCGACAATCACAGGCGCTTTGAAGAAAATGACCCTTGAACGCCGAACTGAATTTCTCGGCCAGTACATGACCAAATTGCAAGGCCAACCATTCAAGAGCTGGCGAAATCCGATCGAAATGAAAACTTCAGTCCGCGATGAGATCCTTCAAGTCTTGTCCTCACCGGACCAGTTGCGCAAGATTCTGCAGCTGCAAAAAGACGACGACAAAGAGAGCCTAGATGTGACGGCTTTTCAACCGTCTCAAGCTCCAGCCAAGGTGACGCTGCCTGAGTGCAAAGATTGTGCACTCTATTTTTCAGGCATGTGCCACAAGTGCTTGCGGCAAGCCCATGATCTCGACCACAATGCTATGGACGAGCGTTGGCTCCCTTGCGATGACTGTCGCAGCCGCACTGACTTCAACCCCTTGAACCCAGCAGCCCGCGCATTATTAGATGATTTGCGCTCAAAGGCACGAGCTGGGAGAGACAAATGGGTGAAGTTGGCAACCACTTCAACAACCTAAACCTGAGAAAACGACCGCAGGCCAAACATCTCTGTGTGTCCTGGGGCTTCTCCTGCGCCTAAAACCAGGCCCAGGAGAAGTCTCAGTTCCACAGTCAGACGTTTGCGGGACCCCGTCGACCCCGCTGGTCGCTTCTCTCTTGAAACTCAACAGCCCAGACGCCAAGGTTCGCGCACCTTGTTACCAAAGCGCCCTCGTACAGACAGAGGATCAGCTCTCTTGTCTGCGTTGTAAAGGCGATGGGGCAAGTTATTTTTTCTTGCTCTATGACACCCGAAAATATTTAATTGCTGAGGATCCAAAGTTACGAAAACTGGTCTTTCCACGAATAAACCGCCGGCCTGGAAACGGGCCATCCCAAGTAGCTGTTTACCCTGCGACCCCGAGAGCAACGCAATCAACGTTAGCGAACGGCATGTACACCACATATTGCTGTAGGGTTGTTGTAACGGCAGGGCGCATGAAGAGGAAAGCGGTGAGCACAAGTGTAGGCGCAACCTTGCTTGTGTTCCGTGAGCCGATGCGAGTTATCACTACCACCTCTGTCGGCCAACATTGTCCTCCCCAAGCGGTGACGAAAACCACCGAGTCAGTAACTGTCCAGTGACGGCCGTGAAACGGCGGCTGTGTCAATTTGATGCGCACTCTGCATGTCCACGCCGAGGCGTGGGATGCGTGTCATCTTACTCGAAATCCCTAGGGCCCCACACCAGCTGATTACTTGTGTTGGGGTCGCGCTAGATATCGAGAACTAGACGTGAGCAGTTCAGCGACTTAGAACCAGGTTAGGATATGTCCCACCGGTTCAGAAGGCCGATTGTTATCGGTACCCGTGGTGTTTTAACATCCTGGCTGCGACCCACTGCTTCCTAGGAAGCAACCTCGCAGGCACTAAGTTCGATCGACGTAAGGAGGAATGAGGCTTGTCCCATCTGATAGACCTCGTTTTTTGGATACCTTCGCGAATGCGAAAAACTGTGGCAGTACGGTTGACGTGACGTCAACAGTTTCTAACCAAATGGAAGCCACAGCGGAACAATCCTGTTGTCTTAAATTGACATGATGATGAACCAGATGAAAATCTGATCTCTGTCAGGCACAGAATCCGCAAGACAAAA